CCCTCACGAGGTCGCCGAGCAGCTCGGCGGGATCTCGGCGCGGACCATCTACCGCGCCCTGAAGGCCGCCCCCGCGGCGCCGCCCCCTCCGTCTCCAACAGCGCCCGCGGCTCCCCCGCTGGTCCGAGTCGTCCGCCCGGCTCGACGTGCGGCACCCGCGGCCCCGCCGACCCAGTACGAGGTGGATGCCGACGAGACGGAGCCGCCCCCCGCCCCGGCCCACGGCGACGACGACCTAGTGATCATCGACGCCGAGATCGCCGAGACCAGGAAGGCGCTCGCGCTCGCCCGCGCGGAGGGGAACACGAGGACGGCGCCGCTGCAGGACCAGCTCCGCCGGCTGATGTTGCTGCGTCGGGAGCTCCGCCCGCCGCCACCTCCGACGGCGGATGAGGAAGAGCGCCAGCACCGCGCGATAGCGGATGCGGTGCTCCGGATGATCGAGGCCGGCGTGTCCGAGCGCGAGAAGGCGGCGCAGGGGATGGCATCGTGAGGGCGCTTGTCGATCGGCTGCGCGCGCTGTCCGCTGCCGACCGCGCAGCGATCCTCGGGCAGTTCAGCGCGAAGGAGCTCGCGTCGCTGCGCTGGCGCTGGCGCGACTTCTGGGCCCGGCCGGACGAGCGCGAGCCGGGCGCGATCGAGGGCGGTGGGCAGCTGCCGCCGCCGGGCTCCTGGACGTGGTGGGCATCGATCGGCGGGCGCGGCTCTGGCAAGACGCGGAGCGCCGCCGAGTGGATCCTCGAGGAGGCCGAGCGGCTCGGGCGTGGGTGCGTGATCCACCTCGTCGGCCAGTCGGTCGACGATGCGCGCGCGACGATGATCGAGGGCGAGTCAGGGCTCCTCGCGAACGCGCCGCCGTGGGCAGGGCTCGACTGGAGGCCGAGCGTCCAGGGCGGGCTCCTCGTCTGGAAGAACGGCGCTCGCGCCCGCGTCTTCGGCGCCGACAAGCCCGCGAAGGGCCGCGGCCCTCAGTGCAACAGGATGTGGCTCGACGATCCCGCGGCGTGGGGCCCGCACGGCAAAGAAGTGCTCGAACAGCTGCTCTTCGGCTTTCGGCTGCGTGCGCCGGACGGAAGCGAGCCGCGCGGCGTGATCTCCTCGACGCCGATCGAGAGCGAGATCCTGCGCTGGATCCTCGACGGCACGCGCGGCGGAAGGCGCTCGAAGATCGTCTACTCGCGCAGCGCGACGGACGACAACCGCGCGAACCTCTCCACCAGCTTCTTCGACGAGACGCTCGCGGAATTCGCGGGGACCGAGCTTGAGCAACAGGAGCGCTACGGCATCTGGAACGCGGCGGGCGCACCGAAGGTGTTCGCCGGGATCGACTTCAACCGCACGCCTGTGCGCGTCGCGCACGCGCCGGAGCGTTTCCTTGCCGTCGCGATCTGGATCGACCCCGCGGAGTCGACGTCGACGCGCGCGTGCGAGGTCGGGATGGTCGCCGGCGGTCTCACGAACGACGGTCACGTCTACCTGCTCGAGGACCTCAGCGCGAAGCTCGGCGCGAACGAGTGGCCCGATCGAGCGCTCGACGCGGTGGAGCGGTGGGCGCCGCGCGCGGCGAGCGTGCATCTCGGCGTCGAGATCAACCGGGGCGGGAACCAACCCGCCGAGCTCCTGCGCAGCGCCGAGAAGATCCGGCGCCTCCAGCGCGGACTGCCAGGCTTCAGCATCCTCGAGATCCGCACGGTGTTCACCGACAAGGGGAAGAGCGCGCGCGCGACGCCCCTGCCTCGCCTCTACGCGGCCGGGCAGGTGCATCACCTCCCGGGGCTCGACGAGCTCGAGCGCCAGATGCGCGCGCTCGACGACACCCGCGCGGCGAACCGCGATCGCGCAGACGCGGCCGTCTACGTCGTGCTCGACCTCGCGGGCGTGCTCGAGGCCCGCGGCGGCTCGGGCGCGTACGCCGTGGGCGGCGCCGCGATCGGGCCGGGGACGTTCGGGGCGCCCGCGCTCGGGGCCGTCGCCGTCGGACCGTCCGCGCCGCCGAGCCCCGCGGTGACGCCTCACCTGTCGTTCACTTTCGGGGGGACGCGGCCGTGATGTAGATTCGCGCCGAGATGGGCCAGGTCATCGCATTCGACCCGCGCCGCCTCGCCGCGAAGACCATGAGCACCGCACGCCGCCCCGCACCCGCCGAGTCCGCCGCCTCGCTCGACGTCCTGCTCCGCATGCACGCCGGGCTCGAAGAGCGCGTCCGGGACCTCGAGGTGCAGGTCCGCGAGCTGACCCGCCAGCTGGCCGAGCGGGATGCGCCGCCGATACCACCGGCGCCGGCGGGACCGCCGCGCACGGTCCACGAACACGAGGCCGACGAGCGCGCCCGCATCATCGCCGCGCTGGAGGCGCACCGCTGGAACCGCTCGAAGGCCGCGGACGCGCTCGGCATCCCGCGAAGAAGCTTCTATCGCAAGCTCGAGGCCTACGGCATCCGCTAAACGCCGTGGCACATGTTGCGCCAGACGTGCTAGGTTTGGCACATGTCAAAGCTCATGGTGCGTCTCGAGCTCCGGGACGGAACGGTGAAGTGGCGGGCGTTCGCTGACAGGGACTTCGCCACCGATCACGCGACGCTGTGCCGCGCGTTCGGGCTTGACCCCATCCGTGCTGGTTTTGACCTCCCGAGCACCGCGCGCGGCGTCGGCTCCGCGCAGGCCGACCAGCATCGCGGGCCGCGGCTCGTCAACGGCTATGTGACCTGGCCCGCGCAGGGCGCGAAGAGCGAGCACGACCGCGAGCCGATCGGGACGCTCACCTACGTGCGCGAGGGCGAGCGGATTCCCGACGTGGACCCGTTCGACATGCGTGAGTTCTTCAAGCTCGAAAGGAAGGTCGCGTGATCACCATCGCCGACAGGCCCACGCTCGAGACGACCACAACCAGGGCCGAGGAGCCCGAGAGGAAGGAAGACCATGTCCATGATGACGATGCCGGGGCCCGTGCAGGCGGCGGCGCCTCCCAAGCCGCAAGCGACGAAGAAGACGGGACTCGCCCAAGCGGTGATCGGATCCGACCACCTGATCACGGTGGTTCCGAAGGGCCCTGACGGGAAGGTCGCGGGCGCGCCGCGCGAGGCGTACGTCCGCGTGCGCGATCGCGCCTATCATCCGAACGCGAAGGTTCGGTTCGTCTGCCTGCATTCGACCTGCGCCGGGAAGGACTTCAAGAGCGAGGCCGAGCTCCTCGGCGCGCACGACACGACCGCGCTCGCGAAGCGCGGCGAGCTCCACGTGTACGCGGCTTGGAGCGAGGATCTCGTCGACCCGGCCGACCCCGCATCGGGCTCGCTTGGGTTCCTGAGCTCGGCGCCGTTCGCTCCCGCGTCGTGACACGATCTGTGTCGTAAGGCTTTCGCCTCGGCTCAAAGTGTGCCACCATCGCCAGCGTGGCCACGCCGCCCCCGAACCTGGCCGGACCCTCCGCGTCGCCCGCGCAGCAGCTCGCGGACGCGCTCGGCGCCGTCAAGCCTCCGGACAACGACCTCGCGTGGCAGCCGCCGACCGACCCGCTGAAGGGTCGGGACCTCGCCTCCCAGCCGAGCGTCGTTCACCGCGAGATCGCCGCCGTCACCGTCCAGACCTCATGGTCGGTCGCTGACGTCCGCGCCGCGTACGGCGACCTAGCAGTGGGCCTGTTCGACCGCCCTGCCCAGCTTGTCGACGCCATCACCGGCGATTCGCGCGTGCAGGCCGCGCTCGCGTCGCGCACCGGCGGCATCCTGGGGCGCCCGGTCGACTTCGTGGTCCCGACACGGTACCGCGACAGCGACGCGGCGCAGGAGTGCCGGGACGCGTTCGTCGACGCGTGGCCGACCATCGGCGCCGAGTCGATCCTCTCCGAGATCCAGACGTGGACGGTGATGCTGGGTTTCAGCCCCGCCCAGATCCTCTGGGACACGTCGGGCGAGTACGCGATCCCTCACCCGCGTCCGTGGAACCCTCGGTACTCCTACTATCACTGGCTCTACCGCTGCTACGTCGCGATCACGCAAGACGGGCCGGTGCCCATCGTGCCAGGCGACGGGCATTGGCTCCTCCATGCGCCGCACGGCGAATACCGCGGCTGGCTGCGCGGCGCCGTCCGCGCAATCGGTCCGTGGTGGCTCGGCCGCAACTACGCGCTGCGGGACTGGTGCCGATACTCCGAGCGGCACGGGATGCCGATCATCAAGGTGATGACCCCCGCCGCCGGCGACCCCGTGCAGATCATGCAGTTCCGAGCCGATATGTCGCGGCTCGGACAAGAGACGTGCGTCCAGCTTCCGCAAGGCGTCGATCGAGACAAGTCCTATGACGTCGCGCTGCTCGAAGCGGCCGACACGGCGTGGCAGGGATTCGCCGAGCTCATCGCCGCGTGCGACCGCGAGATCACGCTCTCGCTCCTCGCGCAGAACCTGACGACCGAGGTCAAGGAAGGCTCGTTCGCCGCTGCGCGCGTGCACGCCGACGTGCGCCAGGCGCTGCTCGAGGCGGACGCCCGCGCGCTCTCCCAGACGATCTACGCGCAGATCGCGCGGCCCTTCGCTGCGATGAACTTCGGCGATCCCGACCTTGCGCCGCGCGTGATCTGGAGCGTGCAACCGTATGAGGACAACCTCACAGCGGTTCAGACCCTGCTGCAGTTCGCCCAGGCGATCTACACGCTGCGGAACAGCGGCAAGGAGGTCGGCGACGTCGAGCGCCTCGCGAAGGACTTCGGGATCAACCTCGGCAAGCTTCGCGACGTGGCGCCCCTCCAGACCGGCTCGGGCGCGCCGGCAGAGAAGCCGTCGAGCGCGCGAGCCCGTTTCGCGGCGCTCGCGGAGAAGCACGTGCGCCTGCGCATCGATGCCGGCGCGAGCGAGGCGGAAATCGCGCGCGAGAACGCCGCGCTCGAGGAGCTCATCGCCGAAGCCGAGGCGAAGAAGGCGCAGCGCCGCCGCGCTCGCCGTGGAGAAGCTGCATGAAGAACCGACCGCGCTCCGCTGAGCGCCCGGCGCGATGGCCGTTCCGCGACGGCAGCCAGCGTGAGCCGCTCGCGCTCGAGCCGAGCGCCATCGGCATCGCCTTCGACGTGCCCGCGCCCATCACCGTCGAGCCCCAGGACGGGATCGCGGTGATCGATATCAGCGGCCCTCTCGAGCACCACATGAGCTGGTGCTGGCAGTCCTACGAGGAGATCCGCGCGTGCGTCGTCGGGGCGCTCCGCGACGAGGCGGTCGAGGCGGTCGTGCTTCGCATCGAGTCGCCGGGGGGCGTGATCTCCGGGCTCCACGAGACCTACCGCGCGATCCGGCGCGCCTCGAAGGAAACGGGCAAGCCCGTCTACGCGTTCGTCGACGAGACCGCGTGCTCCGCAGCGTATTACCTGGCGTGCGCCGCCCAAGAGATCTGGATGCCGCCCGCGGCGCGCGTCGGCTCGATTGGCGTCATCCGCCCAGTCGTCGACGCGACCGCGCGGCTGAAGCGTGACGGCTTGCGCGTCGAGCTCGTCACCACGGGCGCACGCAAGGCCGACAGCTACTCGGAACGCAAGCTCACGGACGAGATCCTCGCTGTCTACCAGGCGGAGGTCGACAAGCTCGGCGAGATGTTCTTCCGCGCCGTGGCACGCGGCCGCGGCCTGACGCCCGAGTACGTCGAGGGCCTCGAGGCCGCCGTGTTCGTGGGGCGTGACGCGCAGCAGGCAGGGCTCGTCGATGGTGTCTCAGGATGGCACAAGTTTCTCTCGACGATTCGCGAGAAAAGTGCTAGCCGTGACTCATATAGTGCCGACATGGGCCAGAGGGCCGGTCGGTCGTCATCAGGCGCTCCCTCCGAGGCGACACGCATGAACAAGAAGATCAAGGCGCTCCAGAAGGCCAAGAGCGAGGCGGCCGCCGCGCTCAACGTGGCGAAGACCCCGAAGGCCCGCGCCAAGGCGCTGGCCTCGTTCGAGGCGGCGGCGCTCGCCCTCGACAAGGCGCTGACCCCCGCCGCGCCGCCGCGCCGCCGCGCCGCCGCTCCCAAGGCCCAGGAGGCCGACGAGGAGGAGGACGCGGACGAGGAGGAGGACGACGAGGCGGACGAGGAGGCGGACGAGGAAGACGCGCCCGACTCCGAGCAGGACGAGGCCGAGGACGAGGAGGAGGACGACGAGGAGGAGAAGGCCGCCGCGAGCGCGTTCAGCGCATCCGGGAACGGTCTCTACTCGCCCGAGCGCATGCTCCGCCTGGTCCAGGAGGTCACCGGAGCCAAGGGCGTCCGGGCCGCGTTCGGTGCGCTCGTAGGGCTTGGCGAACAGATCAAGTCCTCGAGCCGCGTGTCGGCTCGCGTGGAGAAGCTCGAGAAGCGCGATCGCGAGGGCCGCGTCGACGCGATGCTCGCGAAGGCGAAGGCCTCCGGGAAGATCACCCGGGTCGAGGTCGACAGCCTTCGCGCCAAAGGCCTCACCGATCCGAAGTGGCTGAAGGGCTACCTCGCGGTCCTGCCGGCGCGCGTGCGCACCGAGGACAGCGCGTTCGAGCCGCGACAGGATGCGGAGGGCAACCCGCTCGGCGGTATGTCGCGGGACCAGGCCAAGATCCTGGAGATCGCTTGCGCCGGTATGACCGCCGAGCAGCGCGAAGCGTTCGTGAAGTCAACCGCAACACGCTCGACCGCCAAGCCCGCGCCCAAGTTCTGAGCGCGCTCAAAGGACGGATATCAACATGGCAGATCGCAAGATTGACCAGGCCGGGACGCCGGATGGCGTCATTCCGACGCTGCTTCCGTTCCCGGTAGCGGCGGCTACCAGCCTTGACGCCGGCACCATGATTGCCACGAACGGCAGCGGCCTCGCCGTGCCGGTGAGCGCATCGAGCGCGCTGATCGTCTGGGGGCGCGCCGAAAAGGCTGTCGATAACAGCAGCGGCGCGGCGGCCGACAAGTACGTCAACGTCCGGCCGGGCTACTACTGGCTCGACACCCCGAGCAGCGGAGCTGACCAGATCACGCGCGCGCACACCGGGCGTTACTGCTACCTCAGCAACGGCTACACCGCGTGTCTCACGAACTCCGCGGGCACGCGGCCGCTCGGCGGCGTCATCGTCGGCGTGTCGGCGGACTGGGGCCTTCCCTCCGGCAAGGTCCTCGTCGCCGTGGGCTTCGCGACGCCGTTCCAGAGCAACCCGCTGCTCGCGACCGCGCCGACCGCGTTTACCGCGCGCGGCGTGGGGCCGAGCTCGAACGTCTCCGACCTGAGCGCGTTTACGGTCGCGAGCAACGACGGCCTGACCTTCAGCGCGGGGCAGATCGTCTTCCTCTACGCGCAGACCACGGCGGCGCAGAACGGTCCGTACGTCGTCGGCACGGTGGCGGCCGGCACGGCTCCGCTCACGCGCCCGGACTGGTGGCCCACCGGCGGCGCGTTCGTCTCTGGACAGGACATCAGGATCGGTGGCGAAGGGACGCTGTTCAAGAACAGCGTCTGGAAGGCAACCGCGGCTAACGGCGTAATCGGGACAGACAACCCGGCGTTCTACCCCGGCCGCGTCACGCAGCAGGCAGTGCTCGTCGCCGGGACAGTGACGCTCTCGAACGTACCGATCCTGTCGGCGACCAAGACGGCGGTCATCATCAACCGCACGACGGCGAACACGGCATCTTCGACCGTGCAGTACAACCCGAGCACCATCACCCCGGGCGCGCCCGGCACCGCGTCGCTTGTCGTCCAGGCGCAGGTCGCGGCGGGGACGATCAACGCCTCCGACGTGTCCGCGCTCAACGTCTCGATCGTCAACTTCTGACGAGAAGCAGAGTCGAACATGGATATCACTCCCGCGAATCTCTCCTTCTTTTTCACGGCGCTCGAGACGCGCTTTTGGCAGGCGTTCAACGCCGCCGAGTCGTGGTCCAGCAAGATCGCGACCGAGTACCCGGTGGGCACGGAGCAGTGGGTCTCCGGCTGGATCGGCATGCTTGACAAGATGCGTGTCTGGCAGGGGCCGCGCGTGGTGCGCACGCCCGCGCCGCAGACTTACATGGTCCAGATCCAGCCCTTTGAGCTGACCGAGGGGATCGACAAGTTCAAGCTGGCTGACGACACCTACGGGATTTACTTCCCGGTCATCCAGCACATGGGCGAGCAGGGCCGGAAGCTGTCCGACTACCAGCTTCGAGACCTTCTCCACAACCAAGGGTTCTGGACCGGCGCCGCGCAGAACGGCACCGACGGAGTCGCGCACTGGAGCGCGAGCCACCCCGTCGACTTCTACGACGCCTCGAAGGGCACCTACCCGAACGACTTCGGTACTGCCGGTGTATCGATCAACGGCATCACGGTCGGCGGCACGTTCTCCACCAACGCGTTCAATACGCTCTGGTCGGAGATGGCGTCGCGGAAGAACGAGAGCGGCGAGTCGTTCGGCCTCCTGCCCAATCTCTCGATGTTCGCGCCGCAGCTCAAAGCGCCGGCTACCACGATTCTCCAGGCGCAGTACTTCGCACCTCCGGTCATGGGCACGCTCGGCACGGGCGCATCTGGCACCGCGAACGCGCCTTTCGCCGGCGCGATGGAGAACCCGCTCCGCGGATGGACGGACCTCTTCATCAATCCCGATATCGCGTCGCTGCCGACAGCCTGGTACATGCTGGTGACGAACCGCGTGATCAAGCCGTTCTCGTGGTTGCTCCGCCAGGCGCCCACGGTGACACAGCGAGTCAGCCCACAGGATCCGGCTGTGTTCGACTCGCACACGTTCATCTTCGGATCCGAGGCCCGCGGGGCGCCCGCGTGGGGCCTGCCCTTCCTGAGCTCGCGCTCGGGATACACCCCGAGCTGAGGCGTCGTCATGACCTACGCGAGCGTGAGCGATCTCATCACCTACGGCCTCCCCGCGACGGCCCTTGGTGCGCTCTCGCCCGCGCAGCAGAACGCCGCGCTGGAAAGCGCGAGCAAGGTCGTCGATTCGTACCTTCGCGGCCGCTACGCGCTCCCGCTCACCGCGTGGGGCAGCGAGATCACCGAGGCGACGTGCAGAATCGCCGCCTACAACCTGCTCAACGTCCGGGGCTACAACTCGGCAGCGGGCGCCGACGAGAACATTGCAGCTCGGTACGAGCAGACGATCCTCTGGCTCCGCGACGTGCAGCGTCAGGCGGCACACCCCGACGTGACGCCGCAGGCATCGCAGACCCCGAACTACGATCAGCCGACGGTGATCTCGTCGTCGGTGACGTCGCTCGCCACCGGCGCCACCGCGCGGAATAGGGGGTGGTGAATGCCCTCGGGAATCACTGGCGACACGGCGCAGATCGCGAAGTTTATCGAGCAGGTCGGCGGCATGAAGCAGGCCACAAAGAAGATCGGCAAGGCCGTGTTGCCGAAGCTCGAGGGGCTCATCGAGGCGGAGTTCTCGTCGAGCACCGGCCCGTACGGGCAGACCTGGCAGCCGAAAAAGGACGGCGGCGCGCCGTTCGTCGGACACAGCGCCTCGAAGCGGGTGAAGTTCAAGCTTCTAAACGAGGGGCGCACCATCCGCACGACGGTTGCCTACCCGATGCACTTCCACCAGGACGGCACGTTCAGCGGCGGCCGCAAGACGCAGCGCCGGCTCCGGAAGAAGCTCCGCCTCGAGGGGTTCAAGGGCCGCGCCCTGAAGGCCGAGGTCAACGCGCGCATCGGCGAGCGCGTCCAGCACGATCCCGCCCGGCCGATCATCCCGGACGACGCGAAGGGCATCCCGGCGCCGTGGGGCGCCGCGATCGTCGAGGCCGCGGTCCCGATCATGGCCGCGGGCGGCGCCACGCCCGCGAAGGGGAAGTGACGTGCCAGGGATCTCCGCCATCGTCGCCCTTCTCTCGCTCGACATGACGGCTGCACTCGTCGCTTCGGGGCGCGCGGTCTCATCGCTGGCGCTGACGGTCACGGGCGCGACGAACGCGTCTCCGATCGTGATCACGACGAGCTCGCCTCACGGCATCCTGCCCGGGGTGTCTCAGGCGCACCACGTCGTCGTCGCTGGCGTCGCGGGGAACACCGCGGCGAACAACCTCGACGCCGACGGGGTGACGAACAACGCCTGGATCGCGGTCGCGCTCGACGACACGCGCTTCGCGCTCTACCGGCTCGACCCGACAGGGACCCTCGTCCCCTCGAGCGGGAACGGCGCGTACACGAGCGGCGGGACGGTCTCTCGCGCGTTCACGGACGGCAAGGCGCTGCTCGGGCGCCAGCACATCTTCGAGCTGAGCTATGCCCCGCGGGTCGTGTTCGTCCCGCGTGGCACCGGGTGGGGCCCGAAGAGCGTCTACAGCGCCTCGCGGGTCGCTGGCTACCCGAGCGACGAGGTGCGGCGGCAAAACCAGCAGCGGTCCATCCGGACCGACGAAGTGCAGCTCGAGGTGCACGTCTGGGGCGTGGCGAACCCGCCCGATCCAAACCTCGACTTCGACGAGACGCAGGCCCTGTATCAGCAGGTCGTGCGGAGCGCGCACGCGCTCATGCCGGGCACGTACGAGCTCGGTCCGGGCACGTGGCCGGACCAGGACGAGGGTGCCAGTCAGCAGGTCAAGGCAGGGCACGAGTTCGTCTTCGGCCTGTCGATGGGCACGCCGGTGCTCGACAAGCTGCTTCCTTACGCGCCCGCCGACGTCGCGTCGCAGCTCGCCGTTAACCTTCAACCCGCCGATGGATCTCCGCCGGAGATCGCCTTTCAGGAGTAGCGATGACCACCACAGGCGATGTCGAGATCAACATCACGGACGGCGCGGCGGGCGCGGTCGTCGTTCCCGCTGCGAGCGTCCAGCTCGTCATCGGCACGTGCTCCGGCGGGAACGCGGCGACCATCGTTGCGACGCGCTCGCCGCAGACGCTCCAGACGAGCCTTGGCTACGGCCTCCTGCCCGAGGCCGCCGCGCTCGCGTGCGCTGCCGGAGGGACCGTGCTCGCGATGAAGGCGGCGACCAACGCGGCCGGCTACGTCGCGGGCTCGACGGCCGCGGCGCTCACGGTCTCGGGGGCGACCAACGCGTCGCCGATCGTGATCACGACCTCGGCCGCGCATGGGCTCCTGACGGGCGCCGTCGTGACGGTCGCGAGCGTCGGAGGGAACACCGGCGCGAACGGGACCTTCGTCATCACGAAGCTCTCGAACACCACGTTCTCGCTCAACGGCTCGACGGGCTCCGGGGCGTACACGAGCGGCGGCACCGTGCAGCCGAGGGGCTCGACGTTCTCGGGCACCGGGACGAGCGTCATCACCCTCTCGCTCGACGGGACGAACGGCGCCTTCGACGACTACTTCGTGCTCGTCACGTGCACGAAGGGAGGCACGATCGGGGCGACGGGGATTCGGTTCACGCTGTCGCTCGACGCGGGCCGCCAGATCGGGCCGACGATCTCTCTCGACACCGCGACGAGCTACACGATCCCGAACACCGGGATCACGCTCAACTTTGCCGCGGGCACGCTCGTGGCCGGCGACACGTTCAAGTTCTCGACGGTCGCGCCCACGGCCAGCAACGCCGGGATTCAGGCATGCCTTCAGGCCTTCCAGGCCTCTCCGTACGCGACCGTAGGAATCGGCTCGATCCACGTCGTCGGCGTCGCCGCCGGCGCGGACGCCACCACGATCCAGGGCTACCTGGACACGCTCGCGACGGGCTACCTCTTCGAGGGCGCGATGCTCTCAGCGCGAGACGCGCAGCGACCTGCGGCGTGGGGGGGCTCGGGAGAGGCCGAGTCCGCGTGGATGACGTCGATCCAGACCGACTTCGCGTCGGTCTCGGCGAAGCGCGTCCTCTGCGGCGCGGGCTACTACAACATGCAGAGCCCCTTCCCGAACGCGGCCGCGGGCGCCCCTCGATACCGGCGTTCGCTGACCTGGGCGCAGGCGGCGCGGCAGGTCGCCATCCCCGCGCAGCGGCACTCCGGGCGCGTTCGTGACGGCGCGCTGTCGCAAATCGTCGTCGACGCAATCAACGACCCGCTCGACGGCTTCATCTACCACGACGAGCGGATCAACCCCGGGCTCGACGTCCTCACCGGCGGCGCCGGTCGGTTCTGCTCCGCGCGCACGCGCGTTGGCAAGCCTGGGGTCTACATCGTCAACCCGCTGATGCTCTCCCCCGTGGGCAGCGACTTCGACATCTGGCCGAAGCGCCAGGTGATGGACGTCGCCTGTTCCATCACGCACCAGACGGCGCAGGACTTCGTGAACGAGGATTTGCGCCTCAACGCCAACGGGACGATTTACGAGAACGACGCGAAGAACATCGAGACGGAGGTCAGCGCCGCGCTCGCCGACGCAATGACTAACGTCGGCATGATCTCGGGTGCGTCCGTCGTCGTCGACCGATCGGTGAACGTGCGCAGCACGAAGCGAGTGAGGATCACCGTCACCATCAACGCGCGCGGCTACGTCCTCGAGGTCGACCTTTATATCGGGTACGCCAGCGCCAACGCGGCTTGAACGAGGGACTTATGACCACGCCCATCCAATACCCCCTGATCAACGGCGTCCGACACTCGTTCTCGTCGATCGAGCTCAAGATCGCCGGCCTGATTTTCGTCGGGTTCAAGACGATCAACTACAGCCGGACGCGCAGCCGTTCCAACGTGCACGGGAAGAGCCCGGACCCGATCGGGAAGACCCGCGGGAAAAACGAATACAAGGCCGACTGCGAGCTCTATCTCGCCGAGTGGAACGCGCTGCAGGCGGAGCTCGGGCCAGGGTACGGAGACACGTTCTTCACCATCACCGTGACGTACGGCGAAAACGGGTTCGACACGATCCAGGACGTCATCAAGGGATGTACGCTCGACAGCACCGACGCCTCGAACAGCGAGGGCACGGACCCGACGGTGCGCAAGCTCGATCTCAACCCGATGAAGATCTTGTTCAACGGGATCGAAGACATGGACACTCCCCTTCAGGGAGGGTTCCAACAGTAGCTTTTCTTGAGACGTGAGCCGGTGTCGACCGACTCTTGGGCAAGCGACGCTGTCAGGTGAGCGCGGCCCTCGCTTCAACCACAGAAGGAGTCGACCATGGACGGTTTCACGCAAGAGCAGATCGATCAGCTCGAGAGCGCCAACAAGCGGATCGCGCGCATCAAGAGCAAGACGCCGGGCGAGTGGGAGATCATCATCCGGCGGCCGGCCCGCAAGGAGTTCAAGCGCTACCGGGCCGCGCAGCACAACGAGGCGCAGAAGGCCGACGCGCAGGAGCTCCTGATGCGGACCATCGTCGTGGCGACGTGCGTCCGCGGAGCGGTCACGCTCGACGTCGCGAAGGCCCGCGACGCGTTTGACCAGCTGCTCGAGGACTACCCGGCGATCGCCGACTCGACCGCAGCAGCGAACGCGCTCCAGCGCCTCACCTCCGACGCGGTGGAGGACGACGAAAAATAATCGGGGCGCTGCGCGAGGAGCTGCGCCGCGTCCCTAGCGCGCTGGCCGAAGGCCTCGCGCAGTGGCTCCGTGACGAGGATTCGTTTCCTGCCGAGGTGGCAGGCGAGGTGTTTGCCGAGGTCCTGATTCGTCTTCTGCAGCGATTGAAGAAGGAGTGACGCGGCGTGGCGGTATTCACGATCAGCTTGGAGGATCAGGTCTCCGCGCCGGCGGCGAAGATGGTCTCTTCGCTCGGGGACTTCCTCAAGCAGATTGCGAGGTCGAAGGCGCCGATCCAGTCGCTCGGCATCGCGGTGCGCAGCTTTGCCGCGCAGGCGAAGTCGTCGATCGTGGAGGTGGCGAAGAACTGGAAGACCCTCGCTGCCGACTTCGCGATCGACACGTCGGTCCGCGCGCTCAAGCTGCTCGGGAACGCGGTGACCTTCGGCTTCGAGAAGGCGATCGAGGTATCGGAGAAGCGGGACCAGCTGCGGGCCGCGTTTGATGCTCTCGGCGGAGGAGGCGGCGCCGGCAACCGCGCGCTGGCGATGCTCAATAAGATGAGCGATACCCTTCCGTACACGGCGATTCATATGCAGGAATGGGCTCGCGGGCTCATGGCTGCAGGCCTTGCGGGCAAGCCTCTGGAGCGCGGCATCACCGCTATCGCCTCAGCAGAAGCGATCATGGGCAAGGAGGGAGAAGCCGCGGCCCGCCAGCTGATCACCCGATTCCATCAGGCCGGAGCGGCCGGCTTGACGATCAAGATGGAGAGGGAGTTTGTCGAGCAGCTGACGAAGGCAGGCGTGTCCACGGCCGCGCTCGCTCAGGAGTTGGGCGTCGCGCCGAAGAAGCTGCTGACGATGGCGACCAGCGCGGACAAGCTCGGCGCGGCGTTCCAGAGCGCCTTGATCAAGAGCGGGAAGAAGCCGCTCGAAGACATGGGGCTTCGGTGGGACACGATGGTTAGCAAGGTCAGGGCCAGCGTGGACGAGCTGTTTGCGGACCTCGGACCGTCGATCAAGCCCTTCATGCGCGAGGTGCAGGGCCTCTTCGGTGAGTTCTACAAGGGCGGCAACACCGCCAATAGCACCAAGGGGCTTGTAAGCACGGTGTTTCGCGGCCTATTCGATCTCGCGCGAGATGGGACGCGTCAAGTCCACCTTTCGTTCCTCGAGCTCCAGATCGTCTTCTACAACACCGTCATCGCGCTTAAGCCGGTGATCCTCTGGATTCGAAAAATGTACCCGGCCGGGCTTGCGCTCTCGATCGTGACGTGGATCGTGAAGGGACTCGCGGTCGTCTTCGCGGTCCTCGCCATCGCGGTGTTCATCGCCCTTATTCCGCTCATGATTTTGGTTTTCGTCGTGGTCGCCGTAGGCGCTGCGATCGCGAAACTCATCGAGTGGATCAGCGGTGCGGTCTCCTGGCTGCTCAAGCTTGGCGGCGCAGGAGCGGATGCCGGGAAGAACCTCAGCGCAGGCCTCGCCGGCGGGATCCTTGCGGGCAAGACGGGCATTGCGGCAGCCGCGCACAGCGCTGGAGACGCCGCCGCGAAGGGTCTGGAGGGATCGCTCGAGATCAAGTCGCCGTCGAAGCGCGCGTTCAGGATCGGTCGCTTCGTCCCCAAGGGCGCCGAGCTCGGCATCGACGCCGGCGTGCGCGACGTCGAGCGGGCCGCCGCTGGCGTCGGCGGGGCCGCCGTAGGGGGCATAGCGCGCGGTGCGACGTCGGGGCAACCTGGGGCCGCAGCGGCCGCGCGCGGGCTGGTGATCGGCGACGTCACCATCAACATCCACGGAGCATCGGGCGACCCGATGACGCTGACGGAGGAGGCGGTCTCGATGCTGTTCGAGCGCCTTGCGCTGCAGCGGGGGCTGATGTCGACGTGAGCATTGGCGACCTGAACCCGATCGACTACCCGGAGGCGTGGGACGTCATCGACGTTGCCGGCTTTCAGTCGCCCGGCGTCTGTGAGGTCAGCAGGCCAAAGCGAGATTACAACTGGGATATCAAGCCAGGGAAGGGGACGAAGGGCGCCACGACGACGTTCGTCGGGCAGTCCCCAGCAAAGTGGTCCGTCAAATTCAAGGCCTGGCTTCCACGTCACTTCCGAGAGTGGGACGAGTTTCTTCCGCGGCTCAAGTACGACCCGAACAGGGAGAACAAGGATGCTTACGACGTCTTCTACCCCGCGCTCGCGGACCTCGACATCCGCAGCGCAACCACGGAATCGGTTGGTGGTTGGGAGGACGAGGGCGGCGGGCTGTACTCGCGCACTGTGGAGTTCCTCGAGTACCTCCCGCCCGCGAAGACAAGCGTTGTGTCAACGCCGAACGGGTCGGCGGACGGAGACAGCGACGTCGGTACGCAGCCCGATCCGGCGCGGGTCGCTCTTCAGAAGGAGCGAGACCGACTTGCAAGCGAGGCCCAAGGAGCGTGGAAATGACTGACTTCTACGCTTCGCTGAGCGGTGTTCGCGTCGTCTCTGGAGTCGTGACGCTTCCCTACTACGGGCTCGCGTCCGGCGACCTTGTGCTCGCGACCGAAGACGAGGTGCCGGCGAGCTGCACGTTGCGGGTCGGGAACCTCGCGCTCGCGGGGACCGTGTACCGGCAGGCGGCTTTCGCGGGCTCGCGCTCGGTGCGCTTCGTCGCCGGCGCGGGTGGGTGGCGCAGAGTCGTCTCGCCGCGCGCCTACCGTGACCCGGGAGGCGTCGCGCTCTCGATGGTCTTGCGGGACCTCGCGGCCGAGGTCGGGGAGAGCATCGCCATCACGGCGGACCGGACGATCGGTACCGCGTTTGTGCGCGAAGCCGCGCCGGCCGCGCGCATCCTGCGGCAGCTGGTCGGGCGGGAGTGGTGGATCGACGCCGCCGGCGTCACGCGGTTCGGCGCGCGCGCGTCGGCGGAAGTGCGGAGCGACTACCAGGTCGAGGTGCGCGACGGGGCCGGCGGGCGCTTCGTGATCTCGACAGAGGACCTGGCCAGCTGGGCCCCCGGGGCGGCGTTCTTCAACCCCATCGTCGCGGGCGCGCAGACCATTGCGAGCGTCTCGATCGTGATGGCAAGCTCGGGGAAGCTCCGCCTCGATGTGCTCGCCGGAGGACCCGACCGCCTCGAGCGCGGTGAGAACGAGATCATTCGCGGTGAGCTCCCCTGGCTCACGTTTCAGGGCCTCTGGGAGTACTCGGTCGAGAGCGCGACCGAGACCACGTTTTCCGGACGCCCGACGTCGGACGTACCCCTTCCAGACCTTGTCGACGTGGAGCTGCGCCCGAGCATCTCGGGGATGAAGGTCCGCCCCGCGCCCGGAACGCGCGTTCTGGTCGCGTTCGTAAACGCCGACCCGACGCGCCCCGTGGTCGTCGGCGGAGACACGACCGTGCCACCAGAGGTCGACATCGACGGGGACTCGATCCGTCTTGGCGCTGGACTCGGGCGCGTACTGCGCGAAGGGGACACGCTCACCCTGTCCGGCGTGCAGGCGGGGCCCGGAACGACTGGAGTTCAGGCGACGATCACGCTTGGTCTCGGCCTTCCTCCAGCGCCATCAAAGGTGCTGGCATGAGCCCCCGAGTCTTCCCCGACCCGCCTTGGCCTGTGGTCCCTGGCGTCAACTACGGCAGGGACCTCTCGTGCTTCCTGCGCCCTGTGTCGCTGACGGGACCGACGTACAACGCAACGGTCTTCGACCTCTCTACGGACATGTCCGAGGTTGACGGCCGCCAGGGGCTTTCCGAGGCGCTCGCGCGCCGACTTGTCACGAAGCGCGGGACTCTCATCGACGACCCGAACTATGGCTTCGACGTGCGGGAGTTCGTGAACGACGACCTCGATGCGCGCGAGCTCGCGCGCATCGCGGCGTCGGTGGATGGCGAGATGCTGAAGGACGAGCGCGTGCTGCGCTCGAGCACCACGGCAACGCTCGTTGGGGGCGCGCTCATCCTCGTTGTCAACATCACAGACAGCAGAGGCCCATTCCGTCTCGTCTTCTCGGTCTCTCAGGCCTCGGTTTCGATCCTTCAGGTGCCCGCATGACCACATACGACATCAACCAGCTCTTCGCGCCAGACACGCAGCCTGAATGGATGTCGACGCTGCTGACGAACGCCGCTGCGCTCCAACTGCCGACGACCGCTTGGCAGTCGGGCGGCGTCACGAGAACGACGCTCGCGATCTTCTCCTACGCGCTGAACTTTCTTGATTCGTCGGTGTCACTGATCGCGCAAGGCGGCTTCCTCGACTTCGCCGCTACGGGAACGGTCACGTACACGACTCCGAACGCGGACGGCACGGTCACAACGACGACGGTCCCCGTCACACCCGACCCGAGCGACCCGACGGTGAACCCGACCGGGGCCCCTGGCTGGCTCGATGTCCTCGCGAACAGCGTCTACAACGTGAAGCGGATTTGGAAGACGTATGCGGGCGGGCCTCTCGCGATCTGCAACACCAGCGCTTCGACCTATGGTCCCTTCGCCGTGGGCGGTTATCACGTCTCAAACCCGAACACGAAGGCGACGTACAGCAACCTTGAAAAGATGAGTGTCCCTCCGTCTACCGCAGTTGGGACGTCGATCTCTGCCATCGTCAGCAGCGGAGGCCTGATCCGGGTCACGACGTCGACGATCCACGGGCGCACAACAGGGGACCTTGTGTTCATCAGCGGCGGCCCGCTGGCTGGCACTGCGTGGTATATCACGGTGGTCGACTCGACGAAGTTCACGCTCGACGGTTCCGTATATGCCGGGCCCTACACCGCGTCGGGCACGGTGTACTTGCCCACCGCAGTCCTTTTCCAGGCCGACGTTGCCGGATCTCCTTCAAACTCGCTGGACGCAACTGGGGCCCCGGCGACGCACACCGTCACGACGCCCGTGACTTCTCTGGTCGGAGTCTCGGTCGATAACCCTGTGGTGTTCCTTGGGTCCGACACAGAGCGGAACGTAGCGCTCGCGGATCGCTGCCGGCTCAAGCTGCAGAGCCTCTCACCGAACGGCCCGCGTGGCGCATACCGTTGGGCCGCCCTGAGCTCACAGCAGCTCGCGACGACTTTCACCCCGCCGCGGTCGGTGTCGCAGGCGATCACCCGGGCGGAAGTCTTTTCCGACCGCACCACGGGTACCGTCGCAGTGTGGATCGCGACCGCAACGGGCGCGCCCACGACTCCGGCTGTCACGGCGACCGACGCCGTTGTGCAGGCGTACGCGGTGCCGCTGTCGGTGACGGCGACGACCGCGGCGGCGTCCCAGGTGAGCGTCGCTGCCGTGGCCGACATCTGGGTTCCTGCGGCGCTCAACACGGCAGCAACGAAGACGCTGTTTCAGGTCGCGCTGCAAGCATACTTCTCCGTGTTTCCCATCGGAGGCGTAAGCGACCCGGGAGGCTCGTACGCGCATGTGCTGCCTTTCAACGATGTGCTAGGAAGTCTGTTCGAAGCAGGGAATCGGGCGCAGATTCCAATTCAGCAAGCCACGCTGACCCTAAACGGCGCGACCGCAAACATTGGCCTTGCTTTCTCCGCTGCGCTCGCTGAGGTCGCGGTCCTGTCGCCGGCGGTGCCCACCATCAACCTGCACTCGTACTGACCATGAGCATCAAGACCCTCATCAAGTCGATCAGCCCATCCTGGCTCCAGGAAGGCGTCGCGGAGCGCTACATGGGCAACTACGGGAGCGCGCTCGACACGCTGCTTGACAAGCTAGCGCAGGGCATCCGTGCTCGCATGCCGACGCTCGCGGACCGGTCGGCGCTGCCGTACATTGGGGCGGACCGCCTAATCCCGCGTGGGCTCACGGAGAGCGACGAGAGCCATGCGATGCGGCTTCAGCGCGCGTTTGATGACTGGCAGCTCGCCGGAGGTCCGTGGATGGTGCTTCGACAGGCCCTCGGTTACGTGCTCGCGACAACGCCGGCTGCGCGCACGGTCTCGGACACGTACA